CGGCATTATCTGTCCAGAATCGGCACCACCCAACCAAGAGGGGTCTTGAATGATATCACTTCTAATTGTGAAATAGGGTCGAACCATTTTAATCGGTAGTCCCTCTGCTTCAATATGGGTGGATACCGAATCTACTACAATAGTAGGAACTTGTCTCAAATATTTTTGAAAATCAGGATCGCTCGTTGGTTGCTTTCTGTCACCTTGTTCTGGTAGTGTTGATAGCGTTGATTTTTGATGTGATATATCGGGAAGTAACATATCTGCCCCCCAGTAATTTTTACTCCAATTCGGTTGGTCTTTTACTTCTACAAGAGCATTGGTAGTAAAACTATCCTGCATATTAAAATTCGCTATATTCGTTTCCCTATATTGGTCGTTTTTCAATCCATATCCCTTTTCAGCAGATATATATACAAGTTCTGTATCATCTCTGTGAAATTGGCGATAACTGAACCCAAGTAGTCCCCATATTGATTTGGACCATAATTTCTCTGGTATTCCAAAATCCCGTATCATTATGCCTGACATAGCATCAAATACCGCCTCGGCACTCATATTGGGATTATCATAGTAAAACTGCTTGTATTTCTTATCACTATCACTCCCTGTGGTATCAATTTTACTGGTCCAGTGATCATAAGGAATCATATCAACACACCAATTCGTATTCTTTAATACCTTATTAATGTGATAAACTGGCGTATCTGCATCGGAAATCATAGGATTTTCTTGGTCTTTACCTGCTTGGAAATCATCTCCTGTAAATTCGGGTGTATGTAATCCACTAAATGAAAATCTAGAAGACTCCCCATCAAATGTTAGTTGAGGATTTAAAGCACCTATATATAATTGATTGTAAAATCCATAATTTATTGAATTACCCAACACAGTCCCGCCCATAGATTTATCAACAGAGTTTCGTATTTCTCCCGTAGGGGTGGCGTTTCCTTCTGCAGCGGTCGGTTGGATATAGTCACCAGTGGTAGGATACATCGCAAACCATTTGGGACTGTGTATATCCATATACATCGTTGCGTGGTCTGGTTGTCCTTCATTTATTTTTAATTTACCAAGACTAACCCCCTCTACATCGCTCTGGACTGGGAGATTTGCAGATGAATTGGGGCAATTTGTTGGTGCTATTCCATTAAACGGTAAAATAACAGCAGTTGAATATGCGTTGAAATGAGAGTCCCATCCAAAACAACGAAAGTTATCCAAGTCACCACCAACCTTTGAATTAATTTCATCTATTGTGACACCACCATCCGCATCATAATTAAATAACCAAGGAGAAATGAGGTCGTGTAATCCCTGCTGAGTGAATATAATAAACCCAGTTCCATCATCCAGACCATTTGATGACTGCATACAACCATAACATAAATGTTTATTAGTTCCTATGGTTCCTCCCGATGCTGAATATGCATCCTCGCGTGTCTCATCAAAATATAAGAATACTGGATAACTCGCCCAATTATAATTGTCCCCTGTTTTATATGCTGTATTGTCGGTTAGATCGGGTCCCCAACTCGTTCCAACAGGTGAAGGCAAGGATGCTAAAAATGTAGCAAGTTCAGGATTTTCAGGACCATAATATTCATTCCTCCAAGGCGTTCCAGTATCGCCACTCCACGCACTCGTTTTTGCCCCCGCAGTGACATTACCTGATGCACCTCTCCAATTCGGCAATATTGCCGAATCCCATAAATTATCACTACCCAACGAAACGTAGGGGGATCCCTCCCTCACCTTCATATCCTCACCATTCATATGGAGAAATCGCGAAGTCCGTATATCATATTTGGACCAATAGTTAGTTTTCCAAGTCGTCTGTGCTGCACCCGAATTATCATAAGAAGGTCCTATATATCCATTATCTTCCCCATTTATATAAAACAATTCTGGATATTTTTTCTGTGCTTTGAATAATTTTTTGATTTTTAAACAATTTTCAGGGGTATATGCGATACCCGATTGGAAATATGGTAAATCAGTTGATGTAAATGTCCCTTGTCCCGTCGGCAACCAACCTATCGGATTTCTTACCGTGAACTTAGATGTCTCACCCAGATTTTGGTCTTTCCAGGTTCCAGGTTCCACCGCGTATGTAGGGACACTAACATTAGATGCTGATACAAATGTAGTTGGCGGAAATGCCTCGCGACCCAAAGTCCATAAATCTGCTCTCTTAACAGCGATAGTTTCAAATGAGTTTAAATATTCCACTTGATTTGGAAGAGAAGCAACTTCAACACCAGTATCCAGAGCAACGGATACCTCATCTTTTCCAACACTATACCACGCCTCCCAATTACTTTGATTAAAATTGAGACCCGACACACAAGGAAAGGGGTCATAAACGGTTCCCTGTTGTTTGAATGTTGCCCCAATAGGACCCTGTTTCTCACCTTCACTTGATACCGACTGACCCGATGAGACCTTTTCCACATTCCCTGAATCATTCAATTGAGTAGTAATTTGGTCTGCTACATTATCAGGACTGTTATATCCCTCTGGAACTTCTAATTTCACTACATTTTTTACTTCAACATAATCTCTTACACTATAATCCCACCTCTCCTGATATCCATTATACATATATGCATTTATACGCTCTCTTGTTAGATACGACCCTGTGAATTCTGACTCACCTCCTGGTGTCAGAGTCATTCCCCACGTTGCGTCCGCTACAAATTGGTCTGAATCATACCTGCGATAATTGACTGCCCGACGAAAGATGGTATATCTTGAATTATCATTTTTCAACTTCCAAGCACTACCGTCCTCCCATTCACCAAATGGAGGGTAACCTTCTCGGACGTGCGTCCCATCTAAAAATTTAAATTGAGAAGCACCTCGGGGACCTAAAAAATTTTCTGTTCCGTCCCGACGGTAATAATCACTTACGACCCTTTGTCCCACGCTGGTCCACGCTTGCGGTGCTCCATTCATACAAGTTTCCCTCATATTCCAACAAGACAAGGAATCGTTATACCATTTACGGGTCTTATAATTCGCATCAATGAAATCATTATATTTCCAAGGGACCGATAAATTGAGTGCTCCCCCCTCTCCATTATTCCAAGCTGCACCGCCACCTGTTGCTGTTGCTGCATCACGAATGCTGTCTACATCACAAGATATAGGTATATATGAACGAGGCATCGCTATCGTAAATTCACCATTCGCAGTCTTATAATAACTATGTTGTAAATATGCTACATTATCAGTTATTTCAATTGGTTTATCATTATCATCAACTAGCGATGCATTCGCCACAATACATACAGGATACTTATTCATAGATTCTGTTGAATCCGTCTTTGAACCAAATTCAGTTACAGATGTTTTTATTAAATCATAAGAAGCACCCAGTCGCTTTGATGAAAATTCCATAGTATTTCCACCCGAACCTATCTCTGATATAAATGCCCTCTCAACTGATAAAGTATCTCCAATATCTAATTTAACCCCTGTCCCTAATTTATTTTGATAAAGGGCAGGATTACTTTCATTTCCCGACTTCCCCTCTTCTGAACTCGCTCTATTACATTCCAATATTGTGATATGTTGGTATCCGCTCATATTACAATAGTATATAAAAAAATAGATTAAAAAACCTGACAATATGTTACTAAACAAAACCACACTCCATATATCCATCATTCAATTTCGCATATCTAACTAATTCTAACCAGACCCTATGGGTATATCCAAGAGTTGAAGCGACAAACCCACTGTTTCCATCGTCTTCCAGATATTTCATATATACTTCAATACCACGACCATCAACCCTCTCTGGTTTTAACTTGTAGGACTGCCAGAAGAAGTGTCCCTGGAGACCAGATAACTGGTCCGCTGCAGAATCCCCCGACTGAGTGATACCTTCAATATTTGAGGCACTCAATTGACCCCCCTGTCTATTATATTCATCGCGACTGATGAAAGGAACTTTCCCCTCTGTTGAGGTGATAGTGTGAAACATACGAGCAGAGTTAGTGATATCCAGCGGATATAAGAATTCATTATTGCACTTGACATTCGCATTAAGATATGATGTAGTAGAACCATCAGTCGCCCTTTGAGGAGCAAAAGCGTGGTAGGGACCCGTAAGTGCCTTCTTATCTGACCCAACATCCAGATTTTGAACCCCCTGAACGATTTTAGATACAATACGACCTGCTCCGCCAACATTACGGATGATGTCTTTAGCAGAGGTGGGAGAGATTGACATTTCACTTAATCTATAATCTACATAGTTGAATTGAAGATTCGCATTAACCTTCGCGTATTGTTCCATCATCTGTTGCGGATAATATATGTAATCTGCGACCATACGAGTCTTGGTTAAATCCAGAGCATATCCAGTCGCCGAAGGGGTATCGGAATCATTTACCCAACACCTTTCCGCCTTGGAGTTAAGTTCAGGTGCGAAGTGAAGTTCAATAAATAACTGGTCCTTCATCATAAAGAGAGGGAGTTGATTCGTCTTTAAAAAGGGGAAGAAATCACTTAAAGCAATTTGAAAGATTGGAGCATTCTTATTATTTAGGTAAGACTCAACTGTATATTCGTTTGTTGCCCCAACATTTGGTTCAATTGAATTGGACCACGTGTATTTCTCCGCCATATTGCGACTGACCCTCGCTGCACCAGTGCCCGAGGTGTTCTTGTCAAATGGGTCATCGGTATATACGAAGTCGTGATTGATAGTTCTCGCTGTTAGTAGTGATTCTCGTTCAAAGTTTTGCTCGTTATGGATAAACATAGACTGATATGCCTGAAAATGGTTCCAAGAATCAATTTCTGCAATTGTTTTATTATTCGCCTTTAAAACACATCGGTCAATCAGAGAATTTATTCCATTATTCAAACTGTAAAATGTATTTTCAGCGGTTGCAGTGAGTCCCAATGTAATTTTTGAGTTACTTGATAAAAGACCCTTTCGGTCGAGAGCAAATCGGCAAAACTTCTGGGTATTCACAACTGGTTCC